TTTAGTTCTTAATAGTGCTACTGATGAGGAATAATTTTCCGAAACCTTTTCTTTTCCCCAAATCGATCACGGTTCATATGAAAAGAATTGGTCTAGTACATATACAAACATTAAAGGAGGGAATATATGGAAACTATGAATAAAAAGAACGCTCAACTTTTAAGAGAGATTTTAAAAGATGTTTTAACAGAACCTTTGAAAAATCATGGCTTGAAGTTTGAGTTAGGGAATGCAAGATTCGACAATGACTCCGTTAAGTTTAACGGCTTTGTCATATCTTTAGAAGGTGGTCTTAGTCAAGAAGAAAAAGACTTGAAGCAAGAACTAGAATGGAGGTCTGAATATCCGCACTTAATAGAATTAGATTCAAACAGAGTTGCAGAAAATCAGGGTAAGCAATATACCTTGGTGGGATATAAACCAAGAGCAAGAAAAAATCCATTTATAGTAAGAGAAATGCAGTCTATGAAAGATTACGTTATTTCTGAAAAGAATGCTGAAAGACTTTTTGCGGTTGAAAAAAGCAAACAAGAGTTAAAGAAAAGGTTAGACGATAACTATAACACTCTTCAACAGACCGATATGAATGGCAATTATATTAAAAGTTCTGTGGAGGTTGTCTAATGAAAGTAAAAAAATGGGAGATATTTATATCTAAGTTTTTAGTAGGCAAGACTATTAAAAAAATAGAATACTTGACTGAAGAGGAAGCTAGGGAGTGCGGTTGGCACTCCATTCCCTTAGTTATTATTTTCGATGATGATTCTTATATATTTCCAATGTCTGACGATGAGGGGAATGACGGAGGAGCAATGGCGACATCATCAAAAGAACTGCCAACTATTCCTGTAATGTGGGCGGAGGGGTAATAAATAATGAGCAGAGAAATAGCAAAGATTATTACACCTGAAGAAATGACAAAAAAACAGCTTATTAATGAGTTGTTAGATACAGTCAAAGAAGATGTTATGACCAACGAACTGACTGCACTAACGCACCTCTTTGAGGTGCTGTTAGGTTTTGAAATTAACAGACAAATATTGGAGGAATATTTATCATGAGGGTACAAATAAAAGGAACAACTATATTTGGTTATATCAGGGTAGACTTAGAGAAGTCCAGATCTTCAAAAAAAATTGATTTTTTAGATGAAGAAACCAACCAAATTATAAAAGTAAATTCAAATCAACTTAAAGAAGCATACCTAAAGGAGGGAATATATGGCACAAGTAGATAAAATAGATGTGGGAAATTGGGTTAATTATTTTGACTTCAATTCCGCAGAAGATTTTTTAATGGAAATCTTAAACGAAGAGGTAGACATTGAAAAAATGAAACACTCTGTTCTTGCTATGAGGGACGGAGATATTGATATGGGAGAGATTTTAATGCAAGAAATGTATTATGAAGAAGAAACGCTCACGGATCTAAATAATGAAAGCGAATGGGATAGACACGCGAGGCATATGAAACCAATTAACAAAGCAAGGGAGATGGCAAATGAATAGAGCAGATGCAGTTCAGTGGCTTGGCAATAGGGGACACGATATCGAAGAGCATGAGATTATAAAATGCAAACGAGTTGGTAAATATTTGTTTCTTTTACAAGAAGAATACAGATACGAGGTTGAATACTATGATTTAACAGACTACACAGGCGAGTGTATTGATGCGGAGCCTATTGAAACTTTCAAATGGAATCTAGATTACATGAGAAAAGTTATAACAAGCGAACATTATTACAGGTGGTAACATGAATGTTTTAAGCCTATTTGATGGAATGAGTTGCGGACAAATTGCACTTGATAGACTTGGAATCAAGGTAGACAACTACTTTGCTTGCGAGATTGACAAGTATGCAATGCAAGTAACTCAGGCAAACTTTCCCAACACTATTCAGTTGGGAGATGTAACCAAGGTGGACTTATCAAAATTACCAAAGATAGATTTGGTATTGGCAGGTTCACCTTGCCAAGGTTTTTCTTTTGCAGGAAAACAATTAGCTTTTGATGATCCAAGATCAGCTTTGTTTTTTGAGTTCATTAAAATACTTAAAGAAGTAAAGCCAAAGTATTTCTTGCTTGAAAATGTAAGAATGAAGCAGGAGTTCTTGAATATTATTACAGAGCAAGTTTCTTCTTGTTACCCAGAAATTACTTTTGGAATTGAACCTATTTTGATAAATTCTTCTCTTCTCTCCGCCCAATCGAGGCAGAGATATTATTGGAGCAATATTCCAAACATTCAACAACCTGAAGAAAGGGGTATTGTTTTAAGAGATATTTTAGAAGAGAATCCAAATGAAGCACCAACAAAAGACACTCCTAGGAACAGAAGACATTACAAAGGTTTAGATGATAAATCTTTATGCATGACTGCAACAATGTATAAAGGGGCAGGGAATAATGGTATGACTTTGATTCCACAAAAACCTATTAAGGTAGGAATGAATGTTGATCGAGTCAAAGTAAGAAAGCATGATGTTGATATATTGGGTTTACAATTCTTATTAAGAGAGATGAAATCTAATAGTGGAAAAACGAACAGACGAATTTCTGAAGAAACAAATATGCCACTCACCAAAGTAGAACATTGGTTTAGAACTGATAGCAGTTTTGCTATACCAAGCGATGATATTTGGTTCAAACTAAAAGAGGTTCTTGGTATTGTGACCGATGTTTTTGATGCTCAAATCATGGAGTTTGAATATAGAGACGGAGTTTATGAAACCAAACAAAGGGTTTATAGTGAAGAAGGTAAGTCTCCAACGCTTACTGCTTCTAATAAGGAGCAATACATAGAAACATATAATGCACCACAACAAGTAGGAAATGCTGTAGATATAAATGGACATGATATTTTGAAAAGAGTTTACAGTCCTGATGGTAAGTCACCTACAGTAAATACTTGCCAAGGTGGAAACAGGGAGCCTAAAGTTGTATGTGGAAGGTATGTTGGCAGGTATAAGATAGACGGAGTAAGGCAGGATCATAGGGGTTCCATTGCAGGAAAGTCTAAACAAATGCTTGAACTTAGAAAAGATCAAAAGACAAACAACCTATCTACAGTTCAAAAGGACAATGTTTTAACCAAAGATGATGTTTATTGGAGAAAGCTAACACCTTTAGAAGCAGAAAGACTGCAAACCGTTCCTGATAACTACACCAATCATGTATCTAATACTCAAAGATATAAGATGCTAGGTAATGGGTGGACGGTTGAAGTTATATGTCACATCTTTAAAAATATGGAGTTTTAAATGAACAAAAAGAAATTAGTAGAACTAGCAGATGAAGTATTGACTGATCTTGATGTTGATTTAGAAAATTTATTAAGAGCAAATTTAGAGGAAGAATTGTGCAATCAACTTCATAGTAAATTTTATAATGCTCGTAATTTTCTTAAGGGCAGGCTAGCACACGGTGTTGGTTATGTCGTAGATGAAAAATCTTATAAATCTGTAAAACCAATATTAGATGATGCTATAGACAAACTGTTAAATAAGGCTAATTAGCCTTAGCAATCTTTTTACACCAATCAATGAGTTGATCTAGCTCTAAGGTGTATTTCATCATGTTTACTGCAAGACACACTAGAGCTATGTTTCCCTTCACATAACCTTTAGTGTTGTCTATGCGGTCTATTGAAATGTTATCTAGATGATATCCTGTTCCGTCTTTTACATACTTCATTTTTGTTCCAGAATATTTGCAGATCCCTTTTTGTTTATCATAAATCTCATGTAGATCTTCTTTAACCACATTAAACTCATGTGTTTTCTTGCGTCTATGGGATAGTTGGGCGTATAGGTTGTTCATATAAGCATAAGGGCTTTGGCTCATATTTTTATTTTTCCCGATTTGACGGCACTCACGACAAACCCGAGTCCTGTAACCCTTACTTATTTCGTAGCGACTTATATCCTTGTCTTTATGACAAGTCTTGCAGGTTCTAGTCCTAAGACCAGTCGAAGGGATACGTTTCTTTGATGCATAGCTCGAAACTTTCAACATCTTTGAGTATCTCCCTAAATTTTGTCATAGCATTTTTACTTGAAGCAACGGCAGGAGCGTTAGGCATCAAGCTACTACCCACAAGAAGGCAACCATGACTATCTTTTTCTGGAAAGTTACCTACATGAAATAATATGTAGGTTCTATTGGGTACATCTGTAATTTCAAATGTTTCTCCAAATCTTTTTGAGATATATCTTTTACAAGTGTAAGTCCCGGAAGGAATACAACTGACTTCTTTTTTATTTTCTCGCCAAGGACGTTCTGCTATCCAAAAGATATTATCATCGATAGTGAGTTTACCTAAAGTTGCTTCAGGCAAATATGCAAATCTTTCTAGAACTGCATCCGCTTTGTCTTTATTAAAGAACATATTAATTTAAATAAAGTGAGCTAGTTGCAATGGCTACTACTATTGCCCAAGCAATTCGTTCCATCCACCCAATATAAACATTACCCTTTGATTGTGATTTTTCTAAAGTTCTTAATCGAACTTCATGATCAGCTAGATCATCTTTTTGTGCAATCATCCTCTCTTCCAATCTAGGAAGTATAGACGTAAGTTTATGAACCTCCTCCATTTTTTTTTCGAGGCTATTCAATCTCATTTCTAGGGCTGTTAACTCCATTTTTCTTTATTTTGTATTGATTATACTGATATAAGATACCTTATTTAAAACTATACACAAGTTTTAATTGACCTTAAAAGTGATTGGTTTTATTATTGTAATATTGGAATACAAAGAGGGAAAAGCTTATGAACTGCCGTTCATGTAAATCAGTAGAGTTAAATAAAGACAGTCCAACTAAGGTTGTTGACGTAAGAAAAGTGGGTGATGGAACTATGGTTAAAAGAAGGAGAGAGTGCCTAGTTTGTGGTCAAAGATTTTCTACTTTTGAAGAGATATTTGAAAGAAATAAATAAGAAGATCCCATTAACTTAATTTGCTTTCTAATAGCATAGGTAGAATTTAATAACCAAAAAGCTGAAGCAAAGAAAAAATAGTATAGCTCAGAATTAAACTGCACTATCATAGCTAAGACACTACCAATCGCTATAGAAGAAAAGCCAATTAGTCTTTTTTTATAATCAGCAGACATAATTAATGGAGCACCCACAAAGGTTCCCAATATTACGCTACAAATTTGAATAAGTTCAAGGATAGTCATACTGATAGACAAAAGAGATTGTGCCTATGAGTATAAATATTTGGCGATTATCAGGGTATTTTTTTGAATGTCAAGACTGTTTTTAATTTTTCTTTTTGATAATATAGTAGGTTCCATGTTAATAAAAGAAGTCATTATAAAAGTAGCCAGAGATCTTAAAAAAGATAACAACTTTAATTATCAAGATCAAAATATTTTAAATGATTATCCTGAAGATCTATCAGAAAACGACATTAAGAAAGCTATGTTAGCAGTCTCTTCAGTATCAGAATCTTTATTAAAACTACAGTAAGTCTATTTCTTTGATTGAATCTTCAAAGTTCTTGCCCAAGCTTGACCATTGAGCATCACCACTTAATTTATAAACCCAACCGTTTGCCTTGTGCTGCCTTCCGTGAGGATTTGATGGTACCCATTTAACCATAACTCTGTCATGCCCCCTCTCAGCAAACTTTTGCATCAACTCTTCTCTTTTACTAGCCATATATTAATGAATAATTATATCATCTTCTTCAAGATTATATTCAGAAACATAGATGTCGTCCAATCTAGCAACGACTACGAGACCCAAACGATCTGCGACTTCCTCTGCCTTCTCTTGACTAACTGCGTGAATAACAGGTCCCTCATGGATTCGATCATCCCTTTGGAACTCTGTAAGGAACATTTTCATTTCTTGCTAGGGCTTTTCTTACTTCCTCCGCTACCTGCCCAGAGCTTTTTCCTCGCCCAATAGTTCGCAGAGAACTTATCATTCTTTGTAAGCCTGCCTGATTTGTCTTTGATTCCCCCGGATCTTGCAAGATAAGACTTCCTAGCTTTACTAGAATAATTATGCCCATAATCTTTATGCCCAAATCTGACAACTTTAATTTCATTTCCTTTTTTAGCTAACACTTCCATTTTGTGTTTGCTTGATCCTGTATTTCTTCTTGGTTTATTAAACCCCGGGTACTTCTTGCCCCTATAGACAACACCATTAGAGACTCTTTTAGTATCTTTAACTGTAGCCATTATCTTTTCCTTCCCTTGTGCAGTCCGTGTTTAGCATGTTGTTTACCTTTTGCGGTTGCTTTTCTTTTCACCCGATTTGCCTTGGCAAGCTTTTTTCTACCTTTGGATGTAGATTTAAGCTTTGCAATAGTCTTGGCTGGAGCATAGACCTCACCAGTCTTGCTAGATTTTTTACCGCTAGCAGTTCTCCATTTTTGTTTAGTCCATTTAATTAAAGACTTTTGAGTTTTCCTAAGAGCCATGATCTATTTCTTTTTAGCGTTAGCCCTTCTTCTAACCCTTGATGTTCTTTTTCTTACTGGGGTTTTTCTTTTTGCTTTGTCTGTGTGATATTGATCTTGTCTATTCAAGGTCCACTCAACAAATTTATCAAACAATTTTCCAATCATTTATAACCTCCGCCTTTTGCTTTATACATTTTAGCTAACATTTGAGCCTTTCTTGCTGACCACTGCCCAGCTCTACCACCTTTTGACCCTGCCTTTATCTGATTAAACAAATTTCTACGCATAGTAGGTTTGGTATAGTTGCCAGCGGAATTAACCTTTGACTTACTCTTGCCTTTTGATTTACTTCTTGGCATTTCTACGTCTTAGTTTTTTAAAATCAGCACCAGTAATTTTGTTTTTAGGTTTTGCAGCTTTTGCAATCCTTTTTTGTTTTGGTGAAAGTCTTTTATTTGCCATTTATTTTATCCTTATATTCTTTTCTAGCTTGATCTAGAATTTCTTTTCTTTGTAGAAGCAGTATAGGTATTGGGGTTGAGTTCTCTCCCTCGCCGGGGTAAGAGTAAAACACCTCAAGATCTTCATGCTCTTGTTCAATATAGTTTCCTATATTTTTTAACAAGCCAAGCTCTACTTCCTTTGCCTCAAAAACAATAACATCATAGTCATATACTACTGCTTTCCATATAGCCTCAGTAAAAAGAATATTAAAGGGTACAAACTTTATTCTACCTGAGTCGTATGATTCTAGGCTATGAGGACAAACTTTATTTATCGACTTAAAATATTGTCGCCAGTTATCCTCTTGACTTTTTCTTTGCACCTTTCTTTTTAGTCTTCTTGCCTTTAGTCTTCATTCCTCTTGCTTTCATTATTTTCTCCAATAAGTTTTTGCTTTTTGTTGTGCCTTTTTGTTTAACTCTCCAAAATGAAAAAGCTTAACACTTTTAGAAGAATGTTTTGTTCCAGAGTGCAAACTGCCATCAGACATTTTGTGTGTGCCACCTATGTGGAGAGTGCCGTCCTTCTTGTAGTGATTTACGCCTTTCATTTTTTATTTTTAAACTTTCTTACCACTTTATGATAGACCATTTGTTTCATGCCTTTCATAGTCCTATTATGTTCTGGCAATTCTTCCCATGCCTTTTTTCTTTCTTCCCGGGTTGGGAGCTTGGCAATGGTATTTACAATTCCCATCTGCATAGCTAGAAGATACAACAAATCGTAAAATTTTTCATCTACATCTTGTAGATATTCTATTCGTTGTTTATGAGTTGCTATTTTTCCTATAGCATCAGCATACTTCAGGGTGTCGATCTGTCCAAATTGATCAGTGTGTTTCACCAGTTTTGCCTTTTACTTTTTCAATAAGTCTTGATAAATACCACTGTGCTTTATACAAATCTTCCAATGGTTTTTCTTTGTTGTTATACCTCCAAAGATATTTCATTGCGTTTATTTGACAGGGTATTTCTTCTGAATGTGGGTTAAGAGATGCTACGGTTTCAAGAGCATCAATGCACTCAACCGCCCCTGCCTTATAATGATCTGGGTTTATGTTGTCTTTTTCTGACATTCTTCCTCCTTTTTCTTTTTTCTTTTACCAAAGATCTTTTCAAAGTTTTCATCATATTTATTTCTGTTAGCGGTTCGATCTCTATCTCCCTTTCCCCCATGCCAACCACCAAGCCTTTCACGAGTTGTCATTAATAATCTCCTGTACTTTTTTTAAAAGATCTGACTGTTTACCATATCTTTTTTCAAATTCTTTTTTAAAGGGATGTCTAGAAACGTAAGCGTGATCGTTTACACCCTCTCTATGATGGTTATAACAAAGAGGTATTGTATTTAAATGTGCATTGGGTTTTGTTTTGCCGTCAATATGATGAATCTCTGATGGGCTAAAACAATCTAAATGTATCCTACAAACAATGCAGCCAACGTCTGCTAGTTTATCTAGCCAATCTCGTTCCTTTTTTGTAGGGTTTCTACCTTTCAACCTATGCTCCGTATCTAGTTCTTTCCATTCTTAAATTAGCCATCTTGGTTCTCCATTCTTCAAATTGCATATCAACAGCTTGCTTCTCTGTTTGCAATGCATCAAGACTAGCTTTCGCACCTGCAACCTTTAAAGATGCTTCATAATAACTTTCAGAAGCTTCAGCTCTAGCTTTCTGTGCATTATAACTACGCTCTCCCTCCTCCTTTGCACTACATAGTTCAATCCAAAAAACCCTTTTAAGATTTACCTCAGACTTTAATACTCCAACTCTTGCTTCAGATATTTTTGGTATTATGTTTCTAAGTTGTTGATGAAAGTTTTCAGATTGGTCCATGTTCTTTTTTTCTCCCGAATGCAACGTCTTCTGGATCTAAAAACTTAGAAAGACTTCCATCAAATCCAAGCTCAAAGTCCCCAAGTTCGCCCATTCTGTTTTTTCTTACAATTACTTCTGCGTTATTTGTTTCTAATGAGTCATAATAATCGCCTCTATATAACATTATAACCATATCAGCATCCTGTTCTATAGAACCAGAATCTCTAAGATCTGAAAGAACTGGTCTTTTATCCGTTCTCGATTCCACACCCCTGTTTAATTGAGATAACGAGATTAATGGACAACCTATGTCCTTTGCCAGTCCTTTCAGAAGATTAGAAATATATGTCATTGAGGCAGTTCTTGAATCAGAATTGCTTGGTGCTTTATTTGAAGTCATTAATAACTGCAAGTAGTCAACAACTATTAGATCAATATTTTTTACAGCCTGTATGGCTTTTGTTTTATTAATCATTGTTTCAATAGTTATTGGGGATTTATCATAAACATATAAACTTGTTTTAGATAACTTGTCTTTAAATTCAGTGAACACATCCCAATCAGATTTAGACATATCCCCAGAAAGCATTTTATCCGTTGTCAAGCCTGACTCACTGCTAATTATTTTTTTAATTAGTTGCTCATTAGTCATTTCCAAACTAAATATAAGAACATTTTTATTAGCAAAAATATTATTTGTTGCTATATTTAAAGCCCAAGTTGTTTTACCCATACCCGGACGACCTGCGACTATGATCAAATCTCCCTTTTTAAATCCTTTTATCTTGCTATCTATCTCTTTAAAACCTGTCTTTATTATGTTTTGCTCGTTGGTTCCTGCGTTCTGCAATTCATGTTCAACCAAATCTAATATTTCTGAAACATCTTTTGGAGATCCAATGTTTTTAACAATCTTATTATCTATAAGTAACTGATTTACCGAGTCTATTTTCTCTTCTATACTTGTATTTGATTCAACAATTTCTGGTATTTTTTCAGATAAAGTTAATAATTTATCGTTGGCTGTTCTATATTTTATTTGGCTTATCCAACCATCAAAACCTGCTGGACTTACACAATAAGCTGTTGCCTCCTTTACCTCTTCAAAACAAAAATCATTCTTAATATTGTTTCGCAATGTAACTATGTCAGAAGCTTGTTTATCAAGCATTACCTCGTATGCAGTTTTATAAAATTGATTTTTAAATTCACTTGGCTCTAGTCCAATCTCTTGTGCTTTTCTAAATTTATCATCGCTGAGGATCATTGCACCCAATATATTTGCTTCTAACTCATAAATGCTTTTATCCATATCTTCTCTCTATAATTGCTTCAAATTGATTTAAACCTAACATTGTCATTAGACTTGGTTTCTTGTCCCAAAAAGATCTTATCCATTTCTTATGTCCTTCAGAGTTCGCTATTTCAAAATATTTATACCAGAACTCTTCTGTTGCAAGATTTATTTTTTTCCCCGTTTTGGGTGAGACTATACCCTTCCTACCAAGTTCTTTTAATTCCTTCCACCTTGGATTTGCTTTAAATGAATTTGCACTATGTTGATAAAATGTTTTATCAGTGGTTTCTTTATAAATAAAATTTATTTTATCTAAATCTAATATATAGACCTTTTTAGTATTACCTTTAGTATTGTAGCCACCTGACGGCGGGGGGTAGCCACCTGACGGCGATACCTTTAATTGATATAAATTACTTGTATTATTTCTTTGATCCCATTCTATATAACCCTTTTCTTTTAGCTTCTTTAAATTATCTTTGATAGCAGAAAGACTAAGATTTGTAAGTTCTGTTAGTTTTTTATGTGAAGGATATGACTGACCATATTCATCTGAATAGTTAGCTAAAACAATTAATATTAATTTTTGTGTAGAGTTAACCTCTACTCTTAAAACCTTGGTGATATATTCAAGCGACATGTAATTCCCTCATACGCGTATTTAATATTAAAAAATAATTATTGTAAAGTATTGATTTAAAATAAATGAATGTTTACAATTCACTTGGAGGTTTAAATACAATGTCAAAAGAAAAAATATTCACGGCACTGCAAAATGTGCAAAAACACATGGTCGCTAACCCAATAGCAAAAGAGGGTGTTAATAGCTACCAAAAATATAAATACAGAGGGATCGATCAAATCATACAGTCATTCTCAAAACCATTACATGACAATAATGTTTTGACTGTGGTTCAACCAGATTTAAATGTTTCAACTAAATTCTTGGATGATGGTAGATCTACTCTTACAAGGGTTGTTGGAACCTTAAGATTTATTTCAACAGAAGATGGTTCATATATTGATAGGTCTTATGTGGGTCATAGTAAATCTCAACAAGGCAAAGACTTAGAATCAGCAAGATCTTTTGCTTATAGAAATGCTTTACTTGAAACTTTTTGTGTACCTTTTGAGGGTATCGAGGAGCCTGAGTTAGAAGGTATAGATAAAGGGTCAACACCTGAGCAAGATCAAGAAGAGTTTTCTGTTCTTGAGGATTTCAAAAAAGAACTTAAGACGGCACAGACTAAAGAAGAAGCACAAGAAATATTTAAAAGGTATGACAAGGTTGCGGAACTTAGTAATGACAAAGAAGCTAGAGTTCAACTAAATCTTATATACAGCAAAGCGGTTAAATAATGACACAGATACAACAAGGAACTCCTGAATGGCATCAGCAAAGATCCAATAGAATTACAGGAACAAGAATACCAAAAGCCGCAGATGAATGTATGTGGACTAAAGGTGATCAGTGGGAGGCTTTGGGTAGAGATATCTACAGAGAGGCTCACCATTTAACACAAGACCCATTTGATCAAAGAGCTATGTTTGCTATAACGCATGGTAAAAACAGTGAGCCACTTGCATTGGCAACACTGGAAAGTATGGGTTATAAAATAACACAACCATCTTTTGTTGTTCACCCTAAATATGATTGGCTTGGTATGTCGCCAGATGGAATTATGATGAAGGGTAGAAAGGGAACCGTCTCTGCTGTAGAGGTTAAATGCCCACAAACAAAACCATGTACCAATGTTAAAGAACAAAAAAGAAATTATTGGCATCAAATGCAATTAGCTATGGAGTGTATGGATATTGACGAAATGCTGTTCTTTCAATGGTATGGACACAACGAACATTATCAAGAATGGGTTGAAAGAGATTTAAGATGGGCTGAGGTTTATATACCTAAAGCTCAAAAGTTTATGGAGTGGTATAACGAAAAATCCAAAGACCCAACATATATTGCTAGGTGGTCTGAAACAAAAGAAGAACCCGGAATTAATTACAAAACAGTAGAAGAGGATGGTGAAACATCAGAACTCGCTTCTGTATTAAAAGAACTAAAACAGCTTAAGGATAGGTCTTCAGCTCTAGAGTCTAGAAAAAAAGATCTGTCTGCTATGTTGATAAAAAAACATGGCGGAGCTTTTGGTACGTCTTTGGTGAAATGTCATATGACACAAGCTAGAGGCAGAATTAACTATAGTCGACTGGTAAAAGACCAGAACATTGAAAGAGATATATTAGAAGGATATAGATCTGAAGGTGATTCTAGAATTTATACCAAATTACTAGAGGAATAAAAATGGCTAATAATAAAAAATCTATTAGTTCAAGAATTGAAGAGGATGTTTACAACAAGCTTATGGCTGTAAGTAAGAAAGAAAATCATAAATTTTATGACAGAAAAATTGCTTACATGGTAAACAAAATTTTAGAATCTTGGGTTAATAAGGAGAAAAATATATAATGGAATATGATAATAGCAATCGCGGTGCGATTTGGAAAAACGATAAAAAAGAAACTGAAAAGCATCCTGACTTTACAGGTGAGTTAAAGGTAACTGCTCCCGGAGATTATTGGGTTAGTGCTTGGAAAAGAAAACCGGGGGCAAATGATAAATCTCCTGCGTTAAGCTTTGCAATTACACCTAAAAATGCACAAGCTCCTAAGCCAAAGTCTGAGGAGGTGTTTCCAAACAATGTCGTAGAAGATGATCTACCGTTTTAATAAGGAATAATTATGGATGATAAAACTTTAACTTTATTTATAGATGGAGAGCAAAGAGAGTTTAAGCAAGATTCTTTGTCTGAGGCTGCAAGCCAAAAGATTGCTCAAATACAATTCTATAATCAAAGCATAGCACCAATATTTTCTGAGGTTATGAGATTGGCACAACTTGGTAGCAAGGTTGATCAAGGAGACTTGACATCATTGCTTCCAAAAGAATATGTCGTTGTACAAAACGAGGAAAATAAAGTAAAATCAGACAATAAAGAAGAAACATCAAACGAGGAAACTTCTTAATAAATCTGATGGATACCAACTTAGAAAAGGGTCTCTCTTCATCAGAGAGGCTCTCATCTGTTCTAGGCGAGGGGTCATTATCTGGCTCACCTTGTAATGGTAACTTCTGCTCCACAACATTAGGCGATACTAGGTGTAAAACCTGTGGAAGACATGAGCAAGAAATAATTAAATGGAACCAACTTTCAGAAACAGAGAAAAAAGTTATTAATATAAAAAATGCCTCAGAAGGTTTTAAAATAAGGCAAGTAATATCACAAGAAGATAGATGGAGGGATCTACAAAAATTGAAAAATACAGACAATTTAACAGTAAGAGATGCAATAAAAAGAGTTGTGCAAGTTGCTGCACATCAGTCAGAGATGTATCCGCAAGATCATAAGTGTATTGAATTATTGAATAAGATAGTTAAATCTAATCACAAGTTTAACGATATATCTATACAATCAATAATGTCAGAGAATGACTACACAGAAATCAAAAATAAGTTCGAGTAAAGCTTTTCGCAAAGATCTGTTGGTTGGACAAGATCTGGAAAATTCTATACTTAATTCTATTAGAAGAAAATACCCAACAGCAGTTCTTGTTCCGGGAAAATTTAAACCCTACGATATCTTTATTCCAGAAAAGAATTTAAAGATAGAAGTTAAGGTTGATTACAAAAGCCAAGAAACAGGAAATATAATTATAGAACTTTTTATGTTTGGAAAACCCTCGGCATTATTAAGCACAGAGGCTGATTATTGGATTATAGAAACAGGCAAACAAACAATGTGGGTTAAACCAAAAAAAATTATAGAGTGCATCATGATAAACAACATAAGATCACAAGAGATACTTGGCAACGGAGATGATCAAAAAAAGATAGCTTGTCTAATTCCTATAGAATTATTTAAAAGATATATTATTTGACAATGATGAAATAATAAATTACTATGTTTACATTATTAATTATTTGAGGGAATAAAATGAATGACGCACTAAATACTTTTTACTGGCAAGGAGAATCTGGGAATGTGATCTGGAGGTGGAAGACAGTAGGAGATCCTTCTCCTGCTTATAAATCACTTAATCATCAGTGGTGGATACCCAAGAAATCTGAGTTTGAAATCGTTTCTGCTCCTGACTCTATCAATAAGCAAGAGGTCAAAGATGCAATTTGGGAAGACATGCAAGAAAGTCTTAATTACTTTAAAGAGTTATATAAGTTACATAAGGCTAATAAGGTCAAAGAATAAGATGAATAACTTAACTAAAAGATGTATTGCTTTAAGAAAAGCAAAAAGAAATGCTAAAGATTCAGAGTTTAAAAAGGTTTGGCAACAACATTTAAACTGTTTACTTAAAAGGAGTAAAGGATGAATACTTGGAAAGATGCTGTAAGCCAATATTATAGATTTAATAACATGGGTAAAAATGATTTTACTTATAGAAAGTATTTTGATCCTTTGTTTGCTAACATGGATTTAAAAGATATTACAAAAGAACATATCGCTAACGCTAAATCGGGAATAAAAGGAAAGCCCGGAACAGTTAACAGATATTTAAACTACTTCCGAGCAGTACTAATGTACGCTTATGAAGAGTTAGGGTGGTTGGACACCAAGCCTATTATTAAAAGAGTAAAAGAGTCCCCTAAAAGAATTAACTATTTTACTCTAGAGGATATAAAGAAACTGCATGATGTGCTCCCCCTGCACTTGCAGAAGCCTTTTATCTTCTCTCTCCTTACAGGCGTTAGGATGTCCAACTGCTTTAATCTTAAGTGGAATGATATAAAGCAAGATCAAATTGCAATAGATGGGTCTGAAACCAAGAATGGAAAAAGTCTTTGCGTTCCATTAAATCAAAAATGCAGAGAGCTCTTACAATCAATTCAAAAAACAGGTCCTTATGTTTTTACCTATTCAGGAAGAAAAATTACTAGAGCCTCTAACACTGGGTGGTATAACGCTTTAAAGAAAGCAAACCTAGAGGGATTTAGATGGCATGATATTCGTCATACTTGGGCTACCCATCATGTGCAGAACGGTACTCCTCTGCATACGCTCCAACATCTTGGTGGGTGGTCCGACTTCAATATAGTAAATAGGTACGCACACCTCTCAAAAGATTATTTAAGTGATGCTTGTGAGGTTAGTAATAGTCTGATATCTTAGTTACTTAAACCTTCAGCAGGGCTAATATGTTTTCATATTTATTCCCTCAACTAATGTGTATTATTAGTCCTGCGATTT